GTACTACCAGGGTTTCTAGTTGAATCAGAAATCCTTTCAATGTTTTCTTTAATATCTTTTATGTAAGCCTCTTGTCTGTCTTTAAAATATTTTCTTTCAAATGTATATACGTTTGTTCCGTACCCTTTTTCGTCTACCTCTGTAACAAAAGCGTCAGCAAATTCCTCTTGCATCTGTTGTTTTCGTTTAGCAACATAAGCGATAATTCTGTTAGTCGCTAATGGGTTTGATATTTGTAAAGTTGTTGCTAGGAAGTTTTCAAAATCTTTGTCTGTCATTGGCCCTGTGCCTGGTTTCTTTTCACCTAGAGCTAATTTAATTTGAGCTGTTTTCAAAACTCTTATATAGTCTTGTTGGTCTGCATTTTTAAATTCAATGCCAAATCTACTGGCTAAAGTATCAATTTTTTGGATTGCTTCAGCACCAAATCCTTGAGCATCTCCAGACATTTCTGATAACTGGGCAGCGAAAGCTAATTCTTGAGCATTTGGAATACCAGCATTTATGTTTTGCTGTATAGTTGAAAAATAATCAATAGCCTTATTCTGTACCGCAGAATTTGCTTTATCACCCAAACTAACTTCAATTTTTTGCCCTGATTTGTTTGCTTCAAACCATTTACCGAAAGGCAATCCAGTAACAGCTTCTCCTCCAGCAAGAGTATAATTTTCAAATTCTTTTGTTACGTTTGGTGGTGGGTTGTTTAAAGCATTAGCTTCTGCTTGAGTTTTTTTGAAGATTTGCTTCACCTTGCTGTTGTGTTAAAAATTTTGCATAAGCCATAGGATAATTAGCCTTTAACTCCATCAATTTTTGTTGGTCTAAAACTGTTCTTTGAGGAGTGGTAAGTTCGCCAGTCTGCTTTTGTCCAAAATTAGGTCGCAGAGCTGTTGTTCCGTTAGGCAATGGTTGATTAATAGGTTTTGTGCCATACATACCCTGAACCGTTTGTGTTGTTGATGGAAGGGTTGTGTACAAATCTTTCATTGCTGTTTGTCCCTCTTTAACTCGTTGCATTTCTTTCAATTTGTATGTCTGCATTGCGTTTGTAGCTTGTTGGTCGTAAGGTTTTTGAGCAGCATTAACTCCAGCTAAACCAGCCTTTGCTAAATAAGGAAATATACTTCCGTAGCCTTGATTTTTAGGTTGTGCTGCATAGCTTAACCCAGCGTTTAATAGGCCTTGAAATACAGACTGTTTATTTGCTTTTGCCAGCATATCCTCGTAATCACCACCTAACAAACCCATTTCTGACATTTGTTTAAATTAGCGTTAGGAGATGCTCCAAACATATTCGTATTTTTGGTACTAAATCTTTTAAGTAATCTAGTGGGTTAAATGCCATAATTTTCCTTATAATAAACCTAACATTGCTAATTGTTCTGGAGTTAATTCATTTCGTGTCATTGTAGAGCCACTTGGCTCTGAAACTGATATATCTAATAATCCATCAGTAGGGTTTTGATATTGTGACTGTAGCATTTCACCATTAGTTACTCTTTGCATAGCTGGGTCTGATTGCCCTAATGCTTGATACCCCATTGCTCCTGCATTTAATTTGTCTGAAAAAGACATACCATCTAAACCTTCAGCTACATAATCATATGCTTTGCCAGCGTATTCTTTGCCTGTATCAAATACATTGCTAACTTCGCTCGGTAACGTAAATGCGTTAGATGCTGAAGCAACATTATTCCCTGCACTCATAAGATTAGAACCAGCGTTTAAAGAGTTTAATCCAGCAGTTGCATCATAACCTCCTGCGCCTAATGATAACGCATCGAAGGCTCCAGGCAATACTGCTCCTCCATATGTTGCTTGTCCTGCCGCATTTGTTGACGCTAATAATGCTGGTGTTGTACCCCCAGCAGTAGTTGCTGCTCCTGTTGCAGCACCTTTGCCACCATCAGCACCCATTGTGCCAGCAGAAAGACCCACACCTGCACCAGTCATTCCACTACCGCCCATCATTTTATCTATAGCATAACCACCAATAGTAGTTGCTAGGGGAATTGCAAACTGAAAAGCCATTACTTGCCACCTCCTGAAGAGGTAGTCGTACTGTTAATAGGAGCAGGAGCACCATAAGCTGCACTTAAATAGCTGCCTAACTGTTGTTGTGGAGCGTTAGCACCATACTGATACCTGTTGATATCAGAGTCTAGTGCCTGTCTTGAATAATCCTCTTGTACTTTACCAACATTCATTAATTGTTGTATATCACCGTAATCAGCTTGTGCTAATTGTGGAGCGTTAGCGACTGCTTGGTTTTGAAATCCTCTTTCTTGACCGTAGTTTTGGTACGCTAATTGAGCTCCTTGTCGGCTTAATGCGTCTGCTAGGTTAGTAGTAGCATCTGATTGCATTTGTGCTTGAGCATTTGAGCCATATCTTCCTGCTTGTGATGCAGTGCTGTTAAGGTTTTGTGTGGCTTTGTTATATTCTGATATAACTGGCTTTGCTGCTGATGACATCATTTGTGAAAAGTAAGGATTACCTGCTGATAAATAATCACCTCGTATAGAGCCTAATTGTTGAGCTTGTGCTGCAGGTAGTAATGGATTTCCACCCAATGCCCTTGACTGAATAGCATCTAATGCAGATGTAGTAGTAGATGACGCTGGAATGTAAGTATCACCAGGATAGTAGTCGGGAGCACCTGCTTCGTATAAGTTTTTCGCTTCATCGAGCCCGTAGCTTATATAGGGTTTTAGCATTGGGTCAATTTCAGATGTAGTTGTTTGTTGTTGCGGACTACCGCCTTTATATTCTCTTAATCCAGTTGTGGCATTGAGAGTCCCAGAACCACCATGAGCCATAAGTAAATTAGATTCCCATTTATTTATATGTGCGAGTTCCGTATCTCCACCATACCCTAAAGACGCAATGTCTTTATAGAGTAGTTTTAATAACCAGATTTTAAAAGCGGTTGGTAAGAATTTCATAGTTGTTCCCTTATTAGTTATTATAATTTTATATCCGAAGTTCCATTAACGTATATTTCTTTTCATATCCGTATAGCTTGTTAAATAACTTAACTATACTTTCGTATTTAGTAGAACCTTGAATACAGTTTCCACCATGATTTTTAACCCAAACTTTAAAATCTTCAAAGCCTGCTTTAGTATTCCTTCCGCCCATATAAGTGATATAAGCTACTCGTTCGTTTGGAAAGTTAATCCATTGCACAGTAAAGGCACAATAGCATTTATCTTCATCCATCAACATCAACAGTTGTTGTTGTCCTTGTATGACTAATAGTTTTAATTGGTCAGCAGTAAACTCACCATTACCCTTGTCTAATGCTAGTTGTAGTAATGGTTCAGCTAGATGCCAATATTGCTGCACATGATTAGTTGGTACAATATATAGTTTCATAATTTATGTCTGCAAGGTAAAGCTATATTTTATCACTTATCCTACGATAATATAATCAAAATCTAGGTCTGTAGATACAACGCTGGTATGTGTAATCACCGCACTACCCTTTGCTTTAGTAGAAACATAAGGTGTCTGTGCTGCAGCATTTGCCGTAAGCGGTGATAATAAAATCACGCTATCAAAACCTAGTCTTTCATCGGTAATGGTTGTGGTAGTTGTAGAGGCTGTTAGTGTTACTGTACCCACGTTATTAGTCTTTCCGTTCATTGCGTTATTAACTACTTCAGATACATTTCTAGGCTCACCACCCTGATACGGTAAAGTTCTGAACATTACCTATTTCCTTGGGGTTTAAAGTCTACATCTACCGCCATAGCTGTTGTCCAGTTACCAGTAGGTTTTACAGATATTCTATGGTATCTGCCATAACTTCTTAAGTTAGCCCTGCCTTCTGATGTAGTAGTAACATCATCACTAAATATAACGACATCATTTAATTCTCTACGACTAGCAACTGCAACATCTGCACTACCATTATCTATCTGTGGTCTGGCTAATGTTACAACGCTGTTATAACCCACCTCAACATCAGTAGTAACAATCTCTGGTGATATTGGTAAGCCAGTAAAAATGGCAATCTTATCAGTGATGACTCCAGAAATAAAATCTTACCACCAACAAACAGTCTTGAGTCTAGTGAGGCAACTAATGTTTCTAGTGTTGTACTTGCTGTGGCTGCTGCTACCATATCGGTAGCTGTTCCTGTTCCAGCACCTGCGCCTGTTGCAGTAAAGGTTAAACCTACAGTATTTGCTGTTGCACCGATAAGAGTAAAGTCGGTTGTTGCACCGCCAATACCGTCATTAAGCGTAACAATAGTATAAGATTTACCAGAAACTGTTGCTGTTGCTGCTACATCAGATTCGCTAGTAATGCCTTCTAGTGTTGTTCCTGTAGTTGCGATAGTTCCCACAACATCTGAAACAGTGCTTCCTCTTGTCCATTTCTGGAGTTGCCAGTTATAGATAAGTAAACTTCTTGTACCTGAATTGTTAGCATAGTTCCATACCACTAAATTTTTAATAGGGTCAACAGCAACACTCATAGTATTAATACTTGCTAGAAGGACATCATCAAAAAACCACCTATCTACTTTCTCCAAGCCTATAGGAGTGATAGTTTGTCCGTCTGTTGAATACCATCCATCATCAGAGAGAAAGAAGCTTACAGAGCCATACTGTGCCACTGAATTGCCTTCTAAACAGCCTAGCCCTCTTGATATAGTATCAAACTGGAAGAATAAGGGTGAGCCTACATAGGAAGCTCGTAATACAGCCCTTTGTAAGAATACTAACCCAAACTCACCGCCTGTAATAGCTTGTACGTTTCCGCCATCGGCTATAATTTGATAATCTGATTGAGAAGTAGTACCGCTAGTCCAATCTGTTTCATCGTTAATATCTGACCATTGCACCTTGTTAGTATCTGTACCACCTGCAAGATTTCCTGCGAATACAAAATCCCTGACAATAGCAATGTCTTTAGCTATAGGAGCAGCAGCAGCAACATCTGCAAATACGGTTGATACACCTATAGTCCATGCCTGTATCTTTTTCAGAGTTATTAGTTGCTAATACTACTTTACCAAATTGCTCAAATTTCCATATACCAGTTCCACCATATCCGCCAGCTTTAGATACATCTGCTAAAGCGAGAGTGGTATTATTCAGTTGAAATAGTTTAGTTGCTCCACCAGCAAATACCGCAACATCATCACCATATCTGGCAACGAATACCGAGTTTAAGTTTTCACTAGCAGCACCAGAATAATTTTCAGCACTAGTGAATGGAGCATATCCAACAGATACTGGATAGACATTTTTAGCATCAATAATAGAGCCAGCGTTAGATGGTTGGTCAGGCAACCAATCTGTAAATTGTAATCTTTTTGTTGGCATATTATCTCTTTATTGTTAAATAGTTAATTGCTGATTGCAATATTGAAATATTATCTTTTGCTTTGCCTAATAAAATATTACAAGCCGAACATAATAATCCACGAACTTTATTTGTATTATGACAATGGTCAACAGCTAAACGGTTTCCTGAACCTTTTTCACAATTTTCTACATTTTCGCCACATATTTCACAACAATGATTTTGCATTAATAATAAATCATCATAGTCTTGCAAGCTAATATTATATTTTTGTGATAAATGAGCTTTTCTTGCTGATATTTTACCTTGATTAGATTGCTGCCATTTTTTAAAACATAATTTGCACATTGACTGAACTCCTTGCTTACTTCTATTTTTCTTTATAAAATTCAGTTTTTGGCTTTTCAATATTGCATTTAGAACATATTTTCATTTTTATGTTTTTTGGATATAACAAAGAGCATAGTATGGAGGTAAGTTAGCATTAGTTGCTGAGACGCCGTCTGCATTAACAGTAACCCCATGTGTATGCCCAGCATGGGTTCCTATAACAATAGGCTCATAAGTTGCTCCAGATCCAGAAGGTCTACCCTGTCCTCCTCCATCTCCCCAGTCTACATTAGTTTTACCAGAACTTGAGCGTGCCGTATGGGAGTGACTACCCCCTATAGCTGTAGAAGCAGTATGTGTATGAGATACAACTACTGCATCTTTACTACCACCTGTTGCATTAACTGCGTAAGTAGTACCTGAACCTATAACAAATCTATCTCTTAAATCTGGTGATCCACCTGAACCATTACAAAGTATCCATCCTGAAGGGATAGCTGCCTCTGCACCTGACCATATGATAATACCACCTACAGGAAACGAAGCAGCCACTGCTGTTGTTACAAAAGATGTTGTTGCTAATTGTGTCGTATTCGTTAAAGCAGTTGCTGTAGGTCCTGCAGGAACACCAGTTAGTACTGGTGATAAAGTATTAGCCTTACTTGCAACAGCTGTTACTAAGCTATTAAACTCGGTATCAAACTCTGATCCTCTAATAATCTTAGCTGTATCAGCATCTGGTAAGAATCCTTTGCTAAAAAGTTTGTTGTCTTTGTATAATCAGTCATTATGAATTCTTCCCTATTTTTAAAAATAAATCTATCTTTTGAATACTTACACTCTCATTGTCAATCGTGGCTTTTACTCCAAATGCAAAGGTTTCGCCATGTCCTCCTAAAGGAACCCTAACTTCTTGTACACCAAGTCCTACTGAGGAGTAACTACTTACTGCATATAATGATGTAGCAGAAGCAAACTTAGCATATATACCTGTACCTAAGTCTCGTGATAATACTACTGTTCTAGGGTTAAGGGTATAATCATACCCATACTCAAAGGTAAAGTCTTGTGTACCAGAACCAATAACTAATAACTTAGCCTTCTTTAAGAACTTCTTAGATACTCCACCACCTACATCAGAGAAGGGAGACTTATAAGTAAGTAGATATGTAGCTTGGTTATCTCTATAGCCAGTATACTCTCCTATACCTCCTAGGTACTCCTATGTATAACTTCCTTGTTCCAGTTGTTGCAAAGACCAGTAAACATATCTCCATTATCTAAAGACCAAGTAGTTATTCTAGCAGCACCATTAGGTAATTCTGTCCTTAAATCTACGTAGACCATAATCTTAGATGCAGGGAAGGTTAATAAATAGAATGCTTCCTTCTCATAGTAGACTGACTTAATGTTATCAAAGTTAGGTTCAGCTGTCATGTAGTCAACAAGAGTTTCTCTAATGTTTAAAGATAGCTCTCTCAAAGGCATAGACTTCTCTTGTACTGTTCTTTTAAGCGATCTGATACCAGACTTAGATAAATAGATTAAATCCGTACCAGTAGCTTGTATGGAGTCCCTAGACACACATCCTACACCACCTATCGTATCAGCTAATACCATGGTTGAAGGAGTATCAGCTCCTGAATAAATTACTATATTCTCTTTACAGAAGATGATTAAGAATCCATTGTGCTGTGCTAATCCTACTATCTCGTCACTGTTACCTACAACACTACTTATATCTAAGACTCCTGTATCGCCTGTAGTAAAGTTAGCAGGGTCCAGTAAGTCAGACCAGAAGATAGTATGTTTATTTCTGATAATCCTGCTACCCATGTTCTACCATAAGATGATAACATAGTATCAGGATCAAAGGTAGTTACTCCTGCAGGTATAGTTCCATACCCGTCAGTTCCAATACGTTGCCATATATATGTACTAGCTAATGTTCCTGAGGTAGCCTTTCTATAAACCATTGCTCTATGAGACTTCTGCACTGCAAAACCATTAATGACTCCTAGTCCACCTAGTCCTTCTGATGCTGATACAAACTGCCATCTATTAGCTGTAAAGGTTAATGTTACTGGTGTCTCCTGGTCAGCTATATAGAAAAGAGATGTTGTTAATGTTGTAGTCCCTGTATATAACTTTAAGTTACCTGCTGAAAATTCAACAATACCACCTGCAGTAGTTCTAAACTCATAAAGAGATTCTATATTCTTAGTAGAAGTTAAATCTCCTGGTACTGTAGTAAGTAGATTATAGCCTTGTCTACTACCTAGTCTACCATATTGATCAATAATACAGTTGTTAGCTTTACTAGCATAGCCACTATCTAATCCTACCTTAGCATCCTGAGTATTTAAACCAAGGAATCCTGGAGAGAGTAAGCTAATCGGCTGTAATTGTCCTGCCACTATACAGCCTGCCAGATAGTTTCATAAGGTTTCTGACCTGCTTCAATAGCAATGTAATCAGAAAGAAGTCTTTGATACCTCATCTCTTGGTCCTGCCATTCCCCCGTCTTCCCCTCTTTCACTAATAGCCCTAGCGATTGTTCCTTCTTATAATTAACTGAGCAGGAAC